CAATCTGCTTGATCAAGATTGTCATGACTCCAAGAACCTATTACTGGATTAACTAGAGTGAATGATGTGAACCTTTGTTTGTGTAGTGCAAAAATTTGAATATTTCTTAAAAAAGGTTTTCCTCTCCGTTGAGCACCATCTCGTCCATATTGTGTAACTTGAGGTTCAGCGTCATACATGTTGTCCTTAGTGTTAAATCCTTTTACATCAGGCTGTGCTGTTAATGAATCTATAATATTGTATTGATAATATGCCTTCCAAAAAGCATTTATTGTATCTGCATGGTCGTCATGAAATGTTATGTTTATAGGTTCATAACTAATTTTTGTGCCAACGTAAGTTTTTTTATTGTACTGTTGTTTTTCTTCTAGGTTCATGTTGTATTTTGGAAGATCGCAGTTTCTAACCAACATATTAATTTCTAGTCTTTCATTTGTGGTAAAAGGTCTAAATGGAATGTCATTATCAATATCAAATACAACATGAAACAGAAACTTCTGTTTCGGCATAAGTTTGAAATTGTCATCTAGATATAGTCTTGCCGCATGCCTGTAGTCTTTCATGCCGGGCAAACCATTTGAAAATCCATTTAAAAAATTATTAATACTTGGCATAGTGATATTTATGGTCATAAAAAAAGCGCCGTTAAAGGCGCTCTTTTTACTTTACAAATGCAAAAAATTGTTAGATACCGCCACCAGTTGCTAGAGTTCCAATGGTTCTAGTCACTGCTGTACCTATTCCTGTTCCTTGCGGAGTTTGAATAGCATTGTCGTATCTGATATTCATGGTAATTGTTGCTGGATCGGATGTTGCATAAGCCAATGTGTTGTAGTTCACTGACTCAATGTAAGCACCGTATAATTCAAATGTTTCCAACACATTTGGTGTGGTTGCACCGTTACCACCATCAAGCATTTCAATTCTTGATGTGAATTTGTAGTCAATTCCTGAAGCGGCACTTGATTGCTCAAAGAAATCAAATTGTTTCTGTACTTGTTCGCCAACCAATTTAGTAACAGCGTTGTTTACATCATCTCTTACTGTGATTGTGATTGGATCCCAAGTGTGTTTGCCAGCCATGTAAACTTTTGAGTTGTAAACATCTAGTGTCACGTTGTCAAAAGTTAAATTTGGTCTTGAAGCATCAACCACTTGTTTTGTTAGTTCTGATCTTGGAGTAGATATACCAAAGTTCTCCAATATCACTCTAAATCGATATTGTAATTTTGGCATCAACAAGCCTTGTGATGCTGAACTCTGATCGTTTGCTAAAGGAACTGTAAATTTTGATAAAGTTGATATTGCCATGTGTTTCTCCTATTTATTCCAAAATTAGTTTCCTAAATTTGCAATCTCTCCTGTGTTTTTGATTCTTAAAGGTATGTAGATAAATTCAACTGATTTAACTGGTTCAATTGCTATATCAACATACAATTCGTTTCTGTCTATTCTAGTAGGTGTGTTGTTTGTGTCATCACATACTACCAAGAAGTCAAACAATGCTCTTTGTCCAACTAGTTCTAACAAGAATGACTCAACTGCTTGTTTGATTTCATTTCTTGTAAGTTCATCGTTTGGTTCAAAGATAAATGGTTTTGCAATTGCATCTAATTGATTTCTTAAAAACACAACCAATCTTGACACGTTGATTCTGTCTAGCGAACTAGATCCTGAAACTTTAGTTAAGTTACCAAAGTTCACAATACCTGCTCCTGAGAAGAACGTGATTGGATTGACTTTTGCTGTGTGTAAAGCATCTCTAGCCGACTCTGTCAATGACACTGTTTCAAATTCACCTGTTGCAGAATCAATATATCCTACTCCGGTTGCATTGTCAACAATACCTCTTCTGGTTCCTGCTGGTGCAAACCATGGGAATCCAATATTATCATTGTTGGCCAATGTTCTAAGTATCATATGAGATGGTGGAACAATCACAGTTGAGCCTGCATTGTCAGTGGTTTGACCTGATGGATAAAACACTCCAAGGTATTCACTTGCAGACACTAGTCCGTCTTCACCGTCTGCTGAGGCTCCTGCTGAGTTGTTTGCCCAGTTGCTCACTGCTGTAGATGTCCCTGCCAGTCTAAATGGTGTATCACCTACTACAAACGCTGTGCTGTTTCTGTCGGTGTTTAGGGTTATCATGTTAGATATAAGTTCAGGATAACCTGGACAAGCAATAACATTGAATCCTCTTTGATCTTCTCTGATTGCTTGGTTTGTATCTATTTCTGATTTTAATTGATTTACAATTACTTGTCTCTGTGCTTTTCTACCAAATGTGCCACTTCCGTCAGCATTGTTTGTAGATTTAGTCACCCATCTGTCTGGATAGTAACCGGCAACAGATTCGTTACTAGATCTAATGTTACCCAATCCAGTTGAACCTGAACCTGGGTAAATTGTAGTAGTAACATAATCGTTTCTGTATTCTTTTACGTTGTATCCTGATCTTCTTGTGTTGAATAACAGTATACCTTTTGGATATAATGCTGGATCTGGAGCATCTGGATCTAAGTGGTTGTCACTTAAAAGATCCTTAATTGAAGATGCTGTTCCTGCACCTGTGTTTCCATCTGCATTTTTTTCTGCTGTTGTCTGCCATCTAGCATCAGCAAACACAACACCGTCTTCTGTGGTTTGGTCTGTTTTGTCAACTAATTCAAAAGCGGCACCTGTTGTTGTCACAGTAACTCCGTTTGAAGTGTTAGTTGAACTCAATGTAGCAGATGTGTTATATCTGTATAATTTAGGATAGTTTTCTAAATCAGATGTATCAATCCATAAGTCGTTGTTGACTAAAGGAGTACCATCTGACTGAGTAGTTGGTTCTGTTGCACTAAATTGTGGACCATTTGGATCAGTACCACTGTTTACATTTAAGTAGCCTCTGAAACTTGTACCATCGTGCTCTAATATATCAGCATCTAAGTTTGTGTTGTACCATAATTTTCCATTGCTTGGTTCATTAGTTGGTGCTGATGTACTTGCAGTGTATGATAATCGTTTGAAGTTTGATGCAATTATAGTTGCTGGAATAGCAGTTGAATCTTCTGTAGCACCTGCTGGAGCATCGTATAAGTTGTCAATCAATGTAGAACTGTTTGCTGTGTATGTTCCATATGAATGAGCAGTTGCGGCACTAAAGCCTGCATCTGCCAATGGAGTTCCTGCTGTATCATACATTCTAAACTCACCGCCTAGTTTGTGTTTGATTTCAATAGCACCTTTTAAAGCACCTGAATCAATTACTCTTGCTTCGATGTTAGTAAAGCCTGCATTTGAAATTGATGTAACAAAGTCTTCTGCGTCAGATCCTGTAGAATCTCCCGGTCCAACTATTGTCACTGTCTTGCTTGATAAAGCGGCTTGTCCTTTGATAGATTCAGCCAACACAAAAGTTTCGTCTTTTACAAAAACTGGACTTGTGTTGTTTGATTGTATCACGGTTTCGCCACCTTCGTATCTAAACACTTGGAAGTCACCCACTGCTAGTGTTGTGTCTCCGTCATCCACTGCATTTTGTTCTGCAACATTGTATTGTGTGTAAAGTGTTCCTTCTGAAATTGAAGTACCACCATTACTTGGATCTAAGTTGAAGATCGCAGTGTGGTTGTTTTGATAAATTGGTGAGTCAACAGTTGAGAAACTAGCCGAACTTGCACTGTATAGTTTTACAACAATGTCTGCTCCTGAATTAGGAGTTGTTGTTTTAAACCATAAAGAACCATTTGGTCTGTTGTCTTCTGCTGTTTTCCATGTTGGTCTGTTAGAGTGTTTCTTTTGTTCAAAACTTACACCGTTGTAAGTTCCTGCTGTTAAGCCAGCCACTGTTAAAATTGTTCCTGAATTATTTTCAATTCTAATTGTGTTTGCACCAGCCGCTGAATCACCATAGTTTGTACCATTGTGATAAATTTCTACTTTACCTGTTGTACCATCAACTGCGGCAGTTACTCCTTCAATACTTGCGTTGTTAATTGAAGTTGCTAAAGCGGCAAACGTTGTTCCTGATAAAGTTACTGTTGCATCGTTAATTTTTATTGAATGTCCATCTACTAAAGTTCCTGATGTTGCTGTACCTTCAATTGTTGGCCAACTTGTGTGCCAACTAGTTGAACCCACTTGTACCCAACTACCTGTATCGTTTTTGTAGTAGATTGGATTAGTAACAGCAGTGGTATTAATTGCATAGTCACCGTTTGATCCATAACTTGTTTTTGGTATACCAGTAGACACATTGCCTACTAGATTTGTAACTGAAGTTATTAGTTTAGGTGTAATTGTTGTAAATGACTGATTAGTTTTTGACCATTCAAATAATCCATAAGATGAACTTGCTAAATCAAACCAGTAAGTTCCATCATTTGGTGCATTGGTTGGTGCTGAAGTTGATCCAACTAATTCGGTCATGTTTACATTGGCTCTTAAAACATATGCTTTGTTGGCAACTCCAAGGAATGAGTAAGCCGCTTGTAAACCATATTCGTTTAGTTCGTAACCGTTGATTGCACCACCTGATGCATCCGTATAAAATTTTGGATCACCAAATGTTTCTGTTAATTCTCTTTGTGATGAGATCAAGTATGCTGTGTTAGCATTTGCTGTCTGTGTACCAGACGCTGTGCCGTCACCTGCTCCGTTTTGTTTGTCTTGACCAGATGCTACTATAATAAGTGGAGTTGTACCTGCATCCGATGGTACGTAGAAACTTTCATCTATTACTGAAACGTTTACTCCTGGACTAGTTAATGTTGCCATATGTTTTGTTCTCCTTGCAAGGTTCGTTATTGCTATTTATAGTGAATACGGTAAAATACGTCATAACTGTGGCTATTTTAGGTACCTATATAGGGCACGTAAATACAACTAATGAAAAGACCTTTGTGCAAAACCTGTAGAAACAAGCCTAGAGCGTATGCCTACAAAAAAGGCAAAACTATCTATTGGCGAAGCCAATGTGATACATGCATTAGAAAGAAAAACAAACTCAAAACAGGTTATGCGGCCAAATGGTACAAAGCCGGATATAGAAAGAAAAAAAGATGTGAATTGTGCGGCTTTAAACAAGCATCATCTGCACAAATGGATGTTTATCATGTTGATGGAAACAGAGCAAACACATCTGCTTACAATCTCAAAACAATTTGTGCAAACTGTCAGCGTTTAAAATCTACGCAGAATCTCGGTTGGTCTCTTGGTGATTTGGAAGTAGATGATTAGTCATATCATAGATCTGTTTGTGTAGAGATTCGATTGTGTCTGTGTTTTCCAGCACATAATCATAGTCACAGCCAATCCAATCCCATTCGGATCTATGAGCACCTGAATCTATCATTTGTTGTTTGTTAGGCATAGTCGTACGTTTCACCAACACAATCTTACCGCCTTGTGCTCTAATCTGTTTTATTTCGTTTACAAATCTTGTATCTGATATCACAGTGTTTTTGCCAGCATATCTTGCCATACAGGAGTCGACCCAAATACTATCAAGCATATTACCTCTACAGACTTCTGTGCCAAAATATTGAAGTACCCATCTTGGAGTTGTGGGTTTTCCAAATTTATTACTCCAAAATTTATCAGGCTGTTCTCTCCATGCTCTGGATTCTTTAGTGTTACCTTCTAGCATTTCTCTACTCCACCCAAAAATGTTTGAAACAGCATCTTTTAAACTTTTTGCAAATGAATCCTGAATAAAGCCATGGTGAGACACTAGCCTATTAGCCACTGTGTCTTTGCCAGAGCCTATTAGTCCTACTAAACCTATCAACATAAGTTTTAGTAGTTTAACAGTTTTTTATTCTTTTTTCAAGTTCTTTCTTGATTTCTCTTACAGCATTTAACATATGATATGTGATACGCCAATTGGGTCCTGCTTTTAACAGGATTTCAAATGCTGTTGTCAATTGTTTTAGTTGTGTGTAAGATAATTTGGATAGAGTTTTGAAGTATTTCTTTTGTGCCATAATTTTTGCCTTTTGTTTGCCTGTTTAACAATTGTACTTATTATATTAGTAGATTGAATTAACCTATAACAAAACTATGAGGTGTGCCACCTTCTGCAAAGTTTCCAATATCTGCATCAAGTCTTTCCATTTCAGCAAAGCCTTGTTGTTTTAGTTGGTCACCGTTTAGAGTTGTTCCGCCCTGTGGTCCAGCAATGGTGTTAAATTTTCCTCTTGCTTCACCCAGCATGGTTTTACATACTGCCAGTGTATAGTCTCTGATCCATGGTTTTGAGTAGATATCTTTTAACAGAGTGATATCAGGTCTAAAATTGTCTGTGTGCATCAGAATAGTTTCGTTGGTTGCTCTGGGTCTTTGTGTGATTGTCAGTTGCTTTGTGGCCACATCAAAATGAAACTGAATAAAAGATCCAAACAGTTTGCCCACTAATTCTTGATAACTTGCAAAAGCATAATAGGTTGCAAGACCACCTGTGGCACCTGCTCTAAGTAGGTATGTGTTGGTATAAGCCAGGTTAAATGGTTCAAACAAAGTTCCACCTTCTCCGCCTTCTGTTCGTGATCCCACTGTTCTTCTAAACAATTTTCTCACGTTGATAATTTCATCAGGTAAAATGTATTTGTTTTGATTTTCTGTCAGAGTCAAAAAAGCATAGGATTCTTCCACAGCATTTGATGATTTTTGTCTGTATCTGTTTATTGCTCTTTCTAAGGCAGTTTCGTAGTGTTTAGGATCAAGTTCAACCTCGATCATACCTTCACCTAGGTTGTTTTTGACATAGTCAAACACTTCTTGTTGCATGGTTTGTAGTTCTGACATAGTGATATTTATTGCCTTTGCCCTAACAATAAATATGTGTAATGCCTAGACTATCAATTTTTAAGCCTGAAAAAGGCAATGACTACAAGTTTTTTGATCGCAACATCAAAGAGATGTTCACTGTTGGAGGTACGGATTTACACTTACACAAATACCTAGGACCGCACAGACAGGGTGATACAAACAAAGACGGTGCGGCATCGCCAACTCAACCCAATTATGCACCAAGTGAGACCAGTGAAAGAACCATACAAGATCTTTTATTTTTAGAAAACAGAGACAGAAAATATGCTGATGACATTTACACAATCAGAGGCATTTACAATGTGCAAGATATTGACTTCAATTTGAGCCAGTTTGGTATGTTTTTACAAAACGATACGCTGTTTTTAACTGTGCACCTTAACGACTGTGTTGAGAGAATAGGTAGAAAAATCATGTCAGGAGATGTAATTGAATTTCCTCACATGAAAGAGGATTACAGTTTAGATGCCAGTATACCAATTGCCTTAAAAAGGTACTATGTGGTTGAAGATGTGAACAGAGCCGCAGAAGGATTTTCTCAAACTTGGTGGCCACATCTTTTAAGAGTCAAACTAAAAACTCTAGTGGATTCACAAGAATTCAGAGATATTATTGGAGATGCTGACTCAACAGGTTCTTTAGCAAGTTACATGAGTACTTTTAACAAAGAAAAAGAAATTAACGATCAAGTGGTAGCACAGGCCGAACAGGATGCACCTAAATCAGGATTTAATTACAAACAGTATTATGTGGCACCAGTTGATGAAAGAGGTTTAATTAGACACGACACTGTAAATGACACTTTAAGTAGTGTTAGTGGAGACCAAACTGTTAACTCTGTGATAGACACACCAGCGGCATCGCACTATGGTTTTTATGTTGACGGTGATGGTATTCCACCAAATGGCTATCCTGCAGGTTTTGGTACAAGTTTTCCTAATAGCAATGTTGACAAAGGTGACTATTTCTTGAGAACAGATTTCTTACCTAATAGATTGTTTAGATACGATGGTCTTAGATGGGTAAAAATTGAAGACAATGTGAGATTAACCAAAACTAACAATGACACAAGAGCTAATTACAAAACTAAATTTATCAACCAATCAAACACAACAACTATTAACGGTTTGACAGTTGAACAAAGACAAGCACTAACAGATGCATTGAAACCGAAGGCTGACAATTAATGCTACATTTTTACGAAGGACAGATTAGAAAATTCCTTACACAATTTATAAGAATTTTAAGTAATTTTAATGTGGAGACAGGAAAAGATGCCACTGGCGAAATAAAACTTAGAGCAGTGCCAGTAATGTATGGAGATCTCACAAGGCAAGTTGCAAACATCATTAGAAACAATTCAGAAAATGCCTTGCAGTATGCGCCAAGAATGAGTGCTTACGTAACATCTCTAGATTATGACAGAGAAAGAATGCAAAATCCGTATCATATTGAAAAACAACATTTAAAAGAAAGACAGTATGATGAAGCCACTGGAGAATATACAGATAAACTGGGTGCTGGTTACACAGTGGAAAAAGTAATGCCATCTCCGTTTAGATTAAATGTTGCCTGTGATATTTTTACATCAAACACAGACCAAAAACTACAAATTTTAGAACAAATTTTGTATCTTTTCAATCCAGATTTTGAAATACAAAAATCAGACAACTATATTGACTGGACCAGTCTTAGTTACGTGGAACTAACAGATATAACATTTAGTTCAAGAACCATTCCAGTGGGTGCTGACACTGAAATAGATGTTGCAAGTATTAAATTCAGTATGCCAATATGGTTATCACCACCTGTAAAAATATCAAAATTAGGTGTTGTACAAAAAATTATCATGAGCATATACGACGATGACGGAGGCATTGCAAAAGGATTAATTGACGGTGACTTGATATCAAGAAGTTATATCACACCAAATAATTTTAATCTTTTATTAACAGGCAATCAATTAAGACTGGTTGGATCAACCGGCACAAACGTAAAATCAGGTGGAGACGGATTTTATTACGGAGCCAAAGAGCCAAGCACATTTGATCCTCTTGAACCATTTGGATCACCAGTCAACTGGAATGTGCTTTTGAATCAATATGGAAAAATAACAAACGGAACCAGTCAAATAAAATTACAACAACCTGGAGGAAATGAAATAGTTGGCACTATTTCTACCACTCCACTTGACGAAACAATCTTGCTGTTTAACATAGACACTGACACTATTCCAGCAAACACATTGACAAATGTTTTAAAAGTTATTAATCCTTTAACTTTTAATCCAACCAGTCCAAACAACGGGGATAGGTATCTTATTACCGATGACATAGGAGATTCAACAAATACTTTTGACGCCAGTGCTTGGGGCAATCTAAGAGCAAGTGTTAATGATATTATCCAGTATAATAGTAGCACAGGAAAATGGGGTGTTGTATTTGATGCCAGTAACCCAGATTCTACACAACACTATGTCACTAATAGTAACACAGGTATTCAATACAGGTTCAATGGCACTAGTTGGGTAAAAAGTTACGAAGGCATCTATATTGCGGGCAAATGGACAATAGTTTTACCAGGTGGTTCAACTCAATATAACGTAGATGAAGATGTGAATCAATCAGGTTCAGGAGCCGAAGGCACTTATCCAAATAATTAATATTAATGGAAAAAAACATTATTTGCTCTGGAGCATTGTTTTATGCTACCAGCACAAAAAGATTTTTATTTTTACAG